AGTATTTAAAAAATGGTTTACCATACGATGTACAAAGCTTCATATATTCTTTGTATCGTACATATTTGCTAACTAAGCCATAGTTTCTATGCTTATATAATTCTTTACCATTTACGTTTTCAAGGTTTGGTATTAACTCTTTAAAAACTTCTAACACTTGTTTGGGTGAGTCCCAATTCACACCAACTTTTCTCAATTCTTTTTGATCTGTAAACAAGTCTCCTTGTATGTACACAAGTACAAACCTCTGTAATCTAGGATCTTGTATCACTGCATTATCCAGGTCATCAAAATACTCTTTTGCTTTATCAGCATTTATTTTATCTAGATTTAACCATGCTTCTCTATCTATCTCTAACCCATTGTATTCTATATCAGCAAACGCCAACACAGCCTTACACTCAAGATCTACAACTTGTTCTAACTTCTTTTCTGTTATTTGTGGTAACTGTAGTTCTCTTAATTGTAGATTAACAAACTTATTTCTTGGTTCTTTATCTAATTCTTTTCCTAAATAATTTAGAACTAAGTCTTTAAGTCCATATTTAGGACCTCTTTTACCACAATGTAATATTCTTTCTACTAAAAATGTATCATAAATACCATCACATTTAATATTAAAACTTTTTCTAATGAATTTATAGTCAAATTTTGCATTATGAAATATTTTAATAATATTTTTATCTTCTAATATTTGTCTCAATGGTTCTATATCTGTATCTCTAGTATCTATTACAAATTGATTCTCTTCATCACCAATTTGTAACATAACTACTTTCTTGCAAGTAAAATCCATACCTTCTGTTTCAGTATCTACACCTAAAACAGATTTAGTTTGACAATATTTAACTACATTGTCAATTGTGGCTAGTTTATATTGCAAAGAAGTAATCATAGTTTTATTGCTACTTATTAAATATATCATAATGTTATTATTTTAAATTAAGAAAAACATGTGTGCGAACACAAAGCTAATAAATGTTAGATGACCATTGGTTAATCCATTTATTATTTAACTTAACACACATGCTTTTCTATTTTACAAATTACTTTCCTCTCGCAATTTCAGACTTCATCTCATAATGAGCTTCAGCTAAATTGTCTATATAATCGTTATATTCTTTTTGAGCATACTTGTCAACGTACATGACAACTGCTTTTGCATAGCTTTTAGCTATTA